GGTGACTCAACGCCGCGAGCCTTCATTTCCTTTTTCGTCTCAATCTTGATCTTGCCGCCTGTCTCCTCGTACCGAGGAGCGTTTAAGTCGCCCATGAGCAGCGGATCATTCGGCAATGACAACACGCCCCGCTCAAACTCGTCTCGGGCTCGCCACCAAAGCTCATCACGCAACCGAAAAAACTTATGAGGGTTGTAAGCAGAGGTGGCGGCATTCACTCCCACCACTCGAATCTCCGTATGCTTCAACCGCTCACGAAGATTACCTTCCACACCCCAACCCACTCCGATATTATCGACTAGAAGCTCTTTAGGTTCGCCCGATAGAGCGTGACGCACAACCCAATCAGTGAGGCGGTTGGAATCGTTGTAGCTAGCATTTTCAAGGGGATAGATAATTGGCCCCTTACGCTTCAGCAAACACGAATCATCACCGCCTGCACCGACATCAAGCGAGTAAATGAGCTGATCATCTTCCATCGCTTCAAGCTCACCGTCTCTATCCACTGCATCTTGTATCCACTCCCACGGAATCACCGTGTTTTCAGTTGTGCTCGGCGGAATACCTAGCACGCGGATTCGGAAGGTGTTCGATTCTCGTCCGTACTTCTTTTCAAGACGGGCAATTGATTCCTTCGTGACGTTGGTGGACTCTTCAGCATCCCAATGCACGGGAGCCCAATCCGCCGCATCACGAAAATGTGTGTCGTATGCGTACCCTTTCCCACGAGTGGGGTTGAAGAGCAGCAAACACAGGTTGCACATGCCCGTTAGCGTTGATTCAAGCGGGCGGAATACCGGATCGGGAATACCGGAAGCCTCATCTGCTACGATTAGCAAAAAGTCTTCGTGTAGACCCGCAAGCGTCTCGGCCTGCTCATCCGGTGAATTCCGTGTATTCGCTGTTCGTGTGGCGGCAAACCATTGCTTACCTTCTTGCTCTTTAAAAAAGAACTTCTCGGAATTCCAAACGAACCAATCTTTGAGCTTCGAGCGCTGATGCCACTTGGCTAGCTCGGCCCAAAGGGTGATTGACATCTGTTTTGCACTAGGCGACGTGACAGCGATTTTAGGATATGGAAAGCAGGTGAGAAACCACATGATGCACCAGCTCCCCAGCGCACCTTTACCCGTGCCGACGCCCGACATGATTGACATGCCGAACTTCGCCGCTAGCGCTTTTTCCCGCTCTGTGGTGGTAATCCCTTTGCTCACTCTAATTTTTGCCCATACCATATCTTGAAACAGCACAAGCGCTTCGGCTTGCTGTGTAGAAGGTTCAGAGTTGAAGGTCTCACGCACATATTTGATTATGTTGTGTGACCATTCCAAGATTATGTTGGCTTCAGTGGACCGCCCCACTGATTAAGCTTCGCCTTCTGTGGGCTGCAATAGAAATTTCACCACTGGCACCAACGACAGCACGTCTTCCTCTGTAGGAACTATGCCGTCGTCTCTGAATACCCGATAGGGAAAATAGTATTGAGGCTTTTCCGCATCCTCGTCCGGCTCAATGTGTGGAAGGAGTATCAACGTCAATGGCCCGCACTGATAAAAAGGCATCGGTTGGTTAGATAACTTTTGAATCAGCATGCATGTCTCCATGTGCCTCTTGAATTATTTTGGTGAGCGATGCAATGTTCGTCGTGCTCTTGCCTTCGAGAAGGCGGATTTGCTGGAAGGTGCGATCCATGAGGGCGATTGCTTCGATTGGATTCAATCTTTCCGCCACGTCATGAAGGCGCTGCTTTGCGCGCACGTTCAGCACCGTCAAATCAAGAATCTCGTGCTCTTTGATTTGCGCCACCATCTCTTTCATTTTAGGGTTGCTGTAGGCTTCCTGATCCTTTAGATATTTCCCTACGGTGGTGTGGGAGATACCTGTCTCTTTTTCGATTTGATACCCGGATTTGCCAAGCTCTGTTGAAGCCTTGATTAAGGCTTGCTCGCGTTTGTTAAGTCTTTTACCTTTAGGACGCTTTCGGCGCTGGGTTTGGATTCGAGACATGAGTAATCCCCCTCATAGTGTCTTGCTCCAAATTTGCATTTTTCAAGAAAGCATTCGGCGCGTGTGACAGGCGCAAGTGGTGGGTTACACAGGGGATCTTTTTATTTTCTGTGTGCGATAAACGGCAGAATGTTAACACCCCGTCCCTCCTCTCCCCCCGTGCCGGTAGTCTACCCGGACTTGAAGAGAGCTAGACAGTGCAGTGCTATTGGCTGCAAGCATGACAGCCTGATAGCTCAATGACTACGCAAGGTTAACACATGAGTGAAAGGGCTTAACGTTACGTCGGCCATGCGCTCCTGTTCCAGATAGACCTATCAGGAACAAAATCAAGAGCGATAACGTAGGTAGACGAGCAATGCATATGTAAACGCATGCAGCTCGCTTTTAGCATCGGGCGTTTAGTCAGGATTCTACGTGTACAATGTACAACGCTGGCACTAATGCCAGATTCTTGTACCGCGAATTGACGGAGATTGTTACACGCGATGACGCATACAGGAAGGATAGATGACAGACTGGTACAATACCACAATGGCACCTTGCTTGCTTCTCTTTCTGAGCAATTGATTATTAACCCTCAACCAAGGAGTAACAAATGTTTAACGCCTTTCATTCTCAGACCACTAACGATCACTCATTCGGGCGCAACGGCGCAATACTTCGCGCACGTCAAGGTGAGTCTCTTTCGGATGAGTTAATCATGGCACGCTGTCCTAGCGTATTTGCAGACAGTAAGCATGAAAGCCGCTCAGATCGGTTCGCTTATATTCCCACCATTGACATGCTTGCAGGCATGAGAAGTAACGGTTTTCTACCTGTAGAGGTGAAGCAAGGCGGAAGCAAAGACGTTGCTAAACGCGCATTCACTAAACATATGATCCGCTTTCGCAGGCCCGACGATAAGCTTGTTAACGTTGGGGATAGCGTCCCTGAATTGATCATGCTGAATGCACATGATGGAACGTCGTCTTATCAACTCATGGCTGGATGGTTTCGCCTTGTCTGCTTAAACGGCATGGTAACCGCCGATCCTAAGCGTGGAATTGACGGCATTCGTATCACGCATTCAGGTCGCAACGTCATGGAAGACGTTATTGAAGCTTCCTACACTGTAATCAATGACGCGGAGAATCAGCGCACGGCAATTGAAGACATGAGGGGAGTTGAGCTATCCACTGGCGAGCAACAGGCATTTGCTCATTCGGCCAGTACGCTCCGCTTTGATGACAACCATATCGACGCGGCTCTTGTGTCGCGCCTTAATGCCCCACGTCGCAGTGAAGATAACGGCAATTCACTCTGGCTTACCTTCAATCGCGTCCAAGAATCGCTCCTGCGCGGTGGCTATCGGGTGCGCGAGCACAACCAACAGACTTCACGTCGGGCAAGGCCAGTAAATGGCATCGATCAAGACTTACGTCTTAATAAGTCGCTATGGCTGCTAGCGGAGAATATGAGACAGCTAAAGACAGCTAATTAACCCTGTTGTTTCTAACGTTGCTCACGGATACCACGTGAGCAAACTAGAGATAACAAGGAGCAAATGAAAATGAAACTTGAAACAATCATTCAGGCTGCATTGAACGACATGGAAAGAGGCAAGGCTGAACCGCATTGCGGCGAACCTGCACATAGCAACGACATTGATTATTGTGAAGGATACGCGGAGCCTGGATACGATGACCCTGTAAGGTGTGTCTTGTTTGCTAACTGGAACGGGTATCCTTCACGGTTAATCGGTATTCTTGAACGTGCGGGATACGCTGTTGAATGGTCTGACGAATGGTCTACATGTGGAGATTGTTACAAAGCTATCCGCACGCAACAAGACAGCTACGGTTGGAGAAAGTATTTTGTCATCTATGATGACTGCGAAATTATCTGCGCTAATTGCGTAAAGCATGACTTAGACGCCTATGAAAAACATTTATTGAACCGTTCGACTCATGCCGACACATTTGACGTTGATTGGGAGTCCCGAGGTTTTACGAAGTTTAACAACGACCGTTATGAAAGCGGATTCCATCCAGGCCAGAATGACAATCCTAAAGTCATAGTTAAGCAAATTCCAGCGAATCACGATTTCTTATTTACAATCCCAAGTGTGGGACAATTTGACATCTCGTTCGATTGTTGGATACGGCCAATCGAGGATAACGAAAATGATTAAATTTATAATCGAGACAGTTACATCTCGCCGAGATGTGCATGGAAACTGCTACCACATCGCAGTCATTACACGCACGGATAACAATGAATGCTTCCGAACGGATGTAGGAAGCAAGGACAACGCTCTACATTATGCACGGAGAGCCGGATTAGAGTTTAACGAACTATACAACGTGCAGTGTGAAGTCCCGAAAAAGTATTTTAAATGGCTAAGCAGAGATGTCAAATACCGCGAACCTGAGCTTGAAGCTTTCTTTCGCGGAGAGATTAAAGGAGAGCAGCCATGAGAGCAGAGTTAGGCAAATTCGAGGGAACAAATTATAAGCATGTCGTCCAATGGCTTTACAACCTAGCAGGCGACGGATTTCTTGATGAAGAGCTAGGCGAGTGTGAAGGATTCGGATGGTATGGAAAATTCAGCGGCACGATTAAAGGACGCGGACCATTTCACGCAATCTGTCACGAAAGCTCACAAGGGTTCTTTAGCGTAACCTGGATAAACACGGAAAAGAGATTGAATGAGGTGTGGAGCAATATTGAATGCGACTACGTGGAATTTTGCGGCGACGAATATGAAGAGTAACAAATTGGCATAAGGGGACAGTAACCCTTAACTTTACTACAGGGGATTAGGTATACACATATGAAACTGTCTGAATTACTCGATAAAGCAATGCTCATCAAGTCACATAAGGACAAGGCACTGAATAAAGCTTGGCTAAATATTAACGGAGAGTTACTTCTGAAATGTTCTAACGGCAAGTATGCACTTATTCGTGATCTACGTATCAAGTCACACTAAGAAGTAACACTAAGGACGCGCATGTTACATAATGTAAGTCATACATATTTAAGAAGTATATACTTAGTAAGTATACACTCTCTAAATATACACTCTCTGTATTCACTTAGTATTCACGGATATCTCTTCGAGATATCCTAAGTATGACTTAGTAACACGGCGAATTTAGGAAAGGGCGAAAGTGGATAAGGTTCAAATTGAATTGAAAGACGGCGCGCAGGGATTTAAGGTTGTTGGTAATATCGTCCGTGCAATCATCTATCATGTTGGTTGGCAAAGTATCCGCTATCACGGAGAGAGATATCAACTATTCGGCATGATCCGAAATCCTTACTTTATCAATATCGATCATCCTCTCAAAGGAAAGGGCAAAAAATGAAATGGTATGTCGGGATTGCAGCCACTACGCGTGCATACATCGCATTTCGCGCCAGTGACACTCCCACCGAAGCATCGGGTTATCTGGCTGTCATTGGACCGTTCAAAACAAAGCGCGGAGCCCTATGGGCGGAGAAGTATGGCCGAAGCAATCCGCACTTCCAGCATGTAGACGACGCGGAGCGATATGCAAAGAACGAGGCGCGAGATGAAATTTAAACATGATGTCATTGTCGGAAACTTAGGCTGTGTCACGAACAATGAAACATACACTGAAGCCGAGCGAGCTTTCCGCGTCTACCGTCGCCTGAGCATGCTTAACTACGGACGAGTAGCTGGCGAGTCTGTTATATGGTGGCGCAATGGTCAGATTTATAAAGAATACATCGGCACGCTTGAGAAGGGAAAGGACGAAAATGATTAACGTTCATCAAGCAAACGAAATTCAAGCTCGGATTACAGTGCATGACGCCTGGATTGATTCCATCCGAGATACGAATGGTTGGGCAAGCTACAGGCCCGAAGACATGCCCGCGCATGTTCCCGACGTGAGCAATGACGAACGGTCCGCCTTGGAGGTGTATAGGTTCTACACGACTAGGCCGACGAAATACTTTCTTTACATCGATGAGCGGCGTCGTCGGGCTACTACGTTCACCGGCGAGAAGCTTGGAAGTGTAAGCTTCGGGCGTGAGTGGCGGGATAACTTCGGTGGTACTCGTGTGTCAATCAACGTGTATGCAATCAACGGATTCACCTATCACGGCACCTATTACAAGTCATCGGGTAGCTATGCGCGAGTGAAACTGTTCAATAAGGTAGGTGCAGCATGAACGGCGACTTGAGTCCCTATCGCTTTAGCTTCACCTCCGGCGATGAGCGGCACGTGTGGATTCGGTTCTACCGCTATGGCATCGAAGCCGCGCTAGAGGATTGCAAACGAGTGGCCTTGCGTGAATGCCCCACCGCGCATGGATTCTTGATTGAAAGTGATCAAGAAGACTTGGAAGTCAGGAAGTCATGGGGCTTAGATCGCTGAACGGGAGCAAGTAATGGATACTGAAAAAACAATTGTCGTATTTCGACGGTGGCGCAATGGATACCGTGTCAAGTCACAGTCAATCATTGCGCTGTTCCCTGAGATTGAATTCAATCGAGCGCTTTGCATGAGCTATGAGTGTGTCGGCCAACATGGTGGCGCGGACTACACCGGCGTCATCGCTGCCACACGTCCGTGCTACCTGTTCCCTGGCGCTCCATGGGAGAAGGAAGTAAACAGCCTGCACGCGGAGCTAACGCGGATCGGGTACAACCTAGACGTGCGTCAACGCTATGTGAAGAAACGGAGCAAATCATGAATTTTCAAATAGTCACGGGGCCTGTTGTTTTTATAAGGTGCGTGGATTGTGGCAAGCGCACTAGCAACGATCCGACTCAGAATAAAGACGGCGGAGCCTTGTATGCAGATTTAGACGGCGAAGCATTCGAGGCTTACTACTGCGCAACGTGCGTTAAGAAAGGGAGTTAACATGGAAGAGTGCAGGCATTCACGCGGCTATCATGCTGGCTGGGAAGCTGGCAAAAGTACGCCAGAAGTCAAAGCAATTAACGAAAACCTGTTGCCGTATTGCAGTAAAGCTTTCCGGCTCGGGTTTCAGGACGCCATTCACAACAAAGTGTATTGCAACCCGTGGGGCAACAAGGAGTTAGTGCAATGAGCAATCCAATTTACACCGTAGAAGCCGGGCGCTGTATCATGAAGAACGGCAAGCCTTTCGTGTCGCTTCAGCGTTGTGGTGAAACATCGCCCGTGGATGCCGACGAGGCATGTCACACGATAGTGAAAGCCCTCAACACGCTGCCTCGGCTCTTGGACGTGGTGAATGCAGCTATCGTGGATGGTCGGCTGCAAACGTTTGAAGATCGGGAACGGTTTCGCCGTGTGGCGCGCAAGGTGATTAACCTTGAAATACCTTGACCTATTCCCAGGTCATCGCTTCGGCAATTGGATTGTCGTGCGTGTCGGGTGTCGAGGGTTTTTTCCTTACGCGGTGTGTCGCTGCATATGCGGCACGGAGCAAGAAGTCGCCGTAGTCAGTTTGATTCGCAAGACGAGTCAAGGGTGTAGGAAGTGCAGTTCTCTGCGTATGCTGGGAAATACAAGGGCGGGCGGGATTTACGCTCGGAAGAAAAGGAGCTAGCGTGGTAAAACCAACATCGAAAGCATGCAGGGAAGAGCTACATACCCGTTGTCGAGGTAAGTGCGATGTACATGGCGCAAAGCCTTGCAGGTGTGATTGTCACACCTGGCGAGATGTATCCGCAAAAGTAAAGAATTGAAGGGAGATGCCGATGATATGTTTGAAGCTGAAACACGTTTGGGACCGATTCATGTTAGCTGGAACGCACTACCGGAAGTGCCGCCGATGTCATGTCACACAGATTGAAAAGGAGATACCTTATGAAACCGTCAGATTTTAGAAAGCTGCGCTTGGCGCTGAAGCTCAGTCAAGGTGCTTTGGGAA